GGTAACCTTACTCCATTTGACTCTATCGTTCGTACCATCGGTCAGTATGAAAGTGCTGCTGATGTAGAAGCCAAGGATATGGGCTCGTACGTGGCTTTCGTGTCTCGTACGCCCCTTTACTCCAAAGTGTTCGGTATGCAGCCTCGTGGGGGCTCAGAGACGCCTTCTACGGTTGATATCAGTCAGGTGGTAGCTGAGTATATCCCTACTGACCTAAAGAAGCTTACAACTGACCCTCAGAACTCACTACTTGCTGCTTACAGTGAGACCACTAAATCAATCTACCTGTATAAGTTTTACAGTAATGGTGAGCAGCAATTGATGCAAGCTTGGTTTAAGTGGACACTGCCTGGATCTATCCAGTATATGGAGATCATCCAGAACGTGTTGTTCTTTATTACCAAGACGAACGCTGGCTACCAACTTGGTATTGTTAGTACTGTACAAACACCTTCTCCTGTTACAAGTAGGTTCCCGACATTCGGTAACATTACGATGACTACCGCTCGTCTTGATTTCTTGTATCCAGTGATTAGTGCTGGTACCATTACCTACAACTCTACTACTCAACGATCTACTATTCCTAAACCGTATACACATGTTACTGGTAAGAAGCCAGTAGCTGTGACTGTACCGACAATTACTGTTGCTGCCCCTAAAAGCATTAACGATCTAACTAAGATCTTTGTGTCTTCAGCTACTAACGATCCTAACGCTGGATTCGTTATGGATGTTTCTATTGATCCATCTACTGGTGTCTGGACTATTCCTGGCAACTGGGTTGGACAAGAAGCTAAGCTAATTGTTGGTTATGAGTTTGAGTATAATGTAGAACTTCCTACATACTACTATAGAGGGCAGAATAGTGTTGATTGGAATGCTACTCTTACTATTGCACGTATGAAGTTTAGCATTGGACTTACTGGTGCCATTAACTTCTACCTAAAGAAGTATGGTTCTATTGAGTGGAGATCATTGCAGTCTGTACAGGAAGCAGATCGTTATATTGAAACTAACGCACCTCTTATTCAAAATACTGTATTGACTGTGCCTATTCATCAACGTAATACAAGCTTCCAACTTAAAATTAATAGTACTTCACCATTCCCTGTATCCCTTAATGGGATGAGTTGGGAAGGGAACTACTCTTCTCGTTATTATAGGAGGGCTTAATAAGTGGATCCTATTTTCGGTCCAATTATTGGATCAGTATTTAGTGGTATCTTTGGAGGGATCGGCCAGAGTCAACAAAACTCTGCAGCTGAGAAACAAGCTGATGCCATTAATAAAGCCAACATGCAGAACTGGCGGTATCAAAACCGCGAGATGCGTCGTAAGTTTAAATACGACACAAATAGTATCAAGATCCAGCGGTCTAACATTGAGCAGGAACTTGCTTACAATGATCAGACTGCACAGAAGTCTTGGAACTATCAGATGCAGATTCGTGCATTTGATTACAACAATCAAGTGCGTGAATATGAACAACGTAAACTAACAGCAGGTCAACAGCTAGGCTTCAATAACTTTGCTTATGACTTTGCTCTTCAGGATGCTGCTCGTTGGGAACAAGAACAGAACATAGCCCTAGACTTTGAAGAGAAGTCTACCATGATGGAATTCAAGTATGCTCAACTTGGGCAAGCTATGAACTTCCAAGAGGCTGATGCTGTAAGGCAACAGACACGTGGTATGGCTCAGATTGAGCAGCAGAAGGCTTATGTACAAGGTCTTAAAGCTAAAGGTGAGGCACAAGTACGTGGAGGTATGGGAGTCAATGCAGAGAAAAATGCAGCTGCTTCTATCGCTGAAACTGGTCTTAATACCTCAGCTATCATTCAACAGGTCTTTAATGCTGAGCAAAGCTTTGGTCTTACTGCTGCTGAGATTACCACTAACCTTGAGCAGATCAATGATAAGTTCTACCTTGATAAAGCTCAACTTGCTGCATCTCGCGTAAGTCTTGGTAACCAAGCTAAGGCGCTGAAAGTTAACGCAGCAATGAATAAGTTCCAAGCTGATCTTAATGCTCTTAGCAGTATTGGTTTTGGTCCTCGTATTCCTCCTGCTCCTCCGAAACCTGAAGCATTGCCTCGTCCTGTTCTGCAGGATCCATTCAAACCTCGTCCGTTGCCTAAGCCTGTGGCGTCTGTGCCTAACTTGGCTAGCCCAATCATGGCAGGGCTTAGTACGGCCATCCCTGGTATTGCTAATACGATTGTCAATGCTTATACACCGTCAGTACCACGTCCTGCTGGCACACCTACACCCTCACCTACAGTACCTGGAGTAACCCGCTAAAGTTGACCTATGGCACAATTTAAACCTTATGCGTCACCTCGTGGGTTTGCTCCTATTGAGGTGCCTGATGTTGGCAGTAAGATCCGTGAACAGGGTCGTCAACAAATTCAGGACATGCAACGTGCTGCTGAATTTGATCTCAGTAATAGGGATCGAATGGCTAATGCAATGCGTTATGTCAACGAAGTAGAAGCTCGTAATCGTGATCAAATCTTTAGGGCTGATCAAGAAAACCGTCAACGTGTTCAACAACAGGTTCAACGTAATTACGAAACTACTATTAGCAATATCGAGAATCAGAACAAGGGTCAATTAAAGACACTAGAATCAATTGCTAGTTTCTCTAATACAGCTTTTGAGACTCTTGGTAAAGTTCAAGCTAATATTGAAGAAGGTAAGAAGCTAGCAGTCAACCAAGCTATTTATACTGCTGGTATCTCTGCTAAAGAGTTGATGGAGATCCATAAGCTTGATCGTAACCTCACTGATCAGGCTTTATCTGAGAATGCATTTGTACGTGATCTCATTGGTCGTGGTGCTTCTATTCAACAGATTCGATATGTTGCAAAGCATAGCAATGCTAGGTATTGGAGTGAGTCTAAGGCTCTTGCTCAGAACATTGGAGTAGGCTACAACTCATACTTCAACTCTAACCTTTCTACACCTTTTCAAATTGGTGATAGACAGATCAGTCTTGCTGAGGCTCAGCGTACTGGAGATCTAGAAACTGAGAAGGCTATTGTCTCTCAGATTCGTTCTAAGTACATGCAGGAATCCGGGATGCTTAATCTCGGTCATCAGGTACTGGAAGCTTATGTGCATCCTACCATTCGTGCTACTGAGAATCAATGGCAACAAGAAAGCTACGCTACCTATCGTAAGCTTGAGGCAACTAAAGCTCAGGAAGCACGTACCCTTGCATTAGTACAGAAGATTGACACAGAAGGTGCTTCTGGAGTTAATTACTGGCTACAAGAATCACAAAATAAATCTGCTGATAAAGCAGAGCTTTTTACTACACTTCAAACTCTTGCTAAAGGCGATAACTGGCAACAATACCAAGCTTTCTGGCAAGATTATCTAACTCAGCAGACAACTTTCAACGGTAAGCAGATTACAGTTGGTGAGCTATTAAAGGCTGATCCTGGAGCTATTGCTGTTACTGAATCTTTTGTAGAAGCTAGAGGTAGAGCACTTAGGCAGTTTGAGTTAGAGAATAGTGAAAAGATTGTTTCTCGTGAACAGATGATTAAAGCTGTTCTCGATCAAGCTAAGGAACAAGGTATTGAACTTACCGAAGCTGATGCCGATGCTATTGAAGCTGAAGCTGATGCTATTGCTCCTGGTTATGACAGTAGCCTTCTCGATAACTACCGCAAGAACAACACAGTCAATGCTCGCTATCGTAAAAAGATTGTAGATGAATTGACTGACCTTGCTGATCGTGGTCTTCTTACTGAAGAAAGGCTTGATCGTATGGGTATTCCTGCGACTATCGCTGCTCAGTTTCGTGGTCTTGCAAAGCAAACTACCTCTGACTACAAAGCTAACGGTGGCTTTAAACCTCAAATGGATGCTCTTGCTGCATTGGCTAAGAGTCCTCCACAGATCCAAGCCAAACCTGATGGTACTTACAACTGGACTGTATCTCTGAAGACACAACAACTTCAGAATAGGTTCCTTTCTAAGTATGCTGAGTTGAAAGCAGCAGGTGATCCTAATCCTGTAAGCAATGCTTTCTCCTTTGTACAACAACAGTTTGCTGCATCTGCATCTAATCCTACCTCCTTTTCTAAAGGTGGTTATGTAGAGTTTGACCGTAAGCCTACACCTTCTTCTGCTTCTACTGCTCGTATGCAGTGGGTGCAGAGTAGTATAGGTCGTCTTGGTGTCAAAGCTCTCGATGCTAACGGTGCTATCTATACCGTCTCTGAGTTGAATGAAATTCAAAAAGGTATGGCTAAGCCTGGATTTAAGATGGATCCAATGGCTGAGTACGTTGGTATGCAGATGGGTGTAGATCCATTGACTGTTATCAATAGGCAGCGTATTGCTGCTGGTATGGGTCAGATTGCTCTACCTGAGTCAGTAACTAGCTTTAGCACAACTGTTAATCCTAAGGTCAAGAGGCTTCTCGACTCTTATCGTACTGCTCAGATCTCAGCACGAGCTATGGTGTCTACACAACAGTTTAACCCTGGTCTTGTACCTAAAGGTTATGGTCCGTTGGTTGTAGAGGCAGCTCAGAAAGCTGGTATCAGCCCAGTCTTTGTTGCAGCATTTGCTGAGGCAGAGAATGGTAGCTGGGATACTAATGCCCTATCAATGGGTGGCGCTGCTGCTGGTGTTGGTTTGATGCAACTCAGTCAAGAGTATCACGGTCCTGGTGGTACAGTAGCTCAGCGTGAACGTGCTCTCAAAGATCCTCAACTTAATCTAACACTTGGTGCTGGTATTCTTTCTGGTATCTACAAAAAGTATGGTAATTGGAAGGACTCTATCTATGTGTGGAACATGGGAGAGACTGGTTACAAGAATTGGGTAGATGCTGGTAGACCTAACACACCTCAAGCTGGCTACGCTAAGTCATTGTATGAACGTTTCGAGAAAGCTCGTGCTAAGTATGGCGATGTATCTGCATTGAGAAGTGGCGGTACTATGCGTCAAAGTATGCAGCGTTATGGCCGTCCTTCTTTTGAGCGTCCTTCTTCTGTAAACTTTGAATCTTCTGGTGGTCAACCTGGTGTAGATCTCTACTTTGAAAGCAAGCGATTCCCTGCAGTACTACCTGGTGTAGTTAAGGATGTAAGCCAAGAGCCTGGATATGGTAATTACGTTGTTATCGAATCTACAGACCCTAGCACTGGTGAAAAGGTAGACGTACTTTACGGTCACTTAGCAGATGGTGTAAGTCTTCGTCCTGGTCAATCAATAAGTGCTGGTGATATTATTGGTACTCAAGGTGGTACAGGTAATGTACGTTCGGCTGACGGTACTATTGCTTCAATTGATTTCCTTGCTCCAGCTCCTAGGGGCAGTAAGAGCATGACTCCTTATAGAAATTACGATAACCTAAGGCGCTTTGTAGTTTCTCAACTCTCTCAATAACACTTAGTGTAACAAATGAGTGACAATTTAATGCAAGGGATCTTGTACGGTAAGCCGGATCTGACCCCTGAAGAGGAGCAACTCCTGAAACTGCAAGCTGAGCAAAGCGCTCAGGATATGCAGATGATGGAAAGCATGTCTAAACAACAAGCTGCTCCTCAGATGGGTCAACAAGTACCCCAACAACAACCTGCTCGTCCTACGGGTCAAGCGCAACAACCAGAGCAACAACAGCCTAAACAACAGAACATAGTTCAACAAGTTTTTGATGTTCTTGCTTCACCTGGTCAAGGTGTTAATGACTTCTTTGTAGATGCTATTAACATCCTTCCCGGTATTGATTTAAAGAAAAGACCTAAGTTTGAGAATGATATTACTCAATCCATTCGTGAAGTGAGTAGCATTGTTCTTCCTACAATCTTTTTGACTAAAGGTGCTGGTGCTGGTATTAATACTGCAGCTAGTGCTAGTCGATTAAAGCTACTCAGTGATCCATTTGTTAAGTGGATTGGTGAGAAAGCATTAGGTGCTGGTGTTGGTGCAGCAGTAGATTATATTGCTGAACCTAACCAGACAGATGATAACCTTAGCGGTACTCTTAAAAAAAGTTTCCCTGCTCAATTTGGTTGGATTCCTGATAATGTAGCTACTCTTGATAGCGACAGTCCTGATGTAAAACGTCAGAAGAATGTCACTGAAGGTGCTGGTCTTGGTTTCTTTGTCGATACCATTGAAGGCATTGCTAAAACCATTAAAGGTATTACTGGTACTGTACGAGCTACACAATGGATTCCTGAATCTGAGAAAGCTAAGAACTGGTTCCAAAAGAACCTTGATCTTGAAGTAACAGATAACATTGAAGAAGCTGTAGCTCAATCCGCTGCACGTCGCTCAGATGCACTAGATGAACTTGGAGAATATAACTTCTCTAAGAATGCTAACCTAGATGAACCTATGCTTGGTGTTCATGACCTCTATGGTTATGAAGAATCAGGTATTCGTTCTGTAGATCCTCTTGGTGTTGTCGGTGCATCAGTTGATGTAGTCCGTATCAACAACAATGCTGATAGTGTTTATGGGCGCGTTGGAAGCGTCATCTCGGAGCCTGCACTTAAGTTTGGTCTAGAGATACCTAACGGTATGGAGACCATTGTTAGAGGGCTTGCTGAGCAGCTTAAAGATGCTGGTGAGTATGGATATAAGACCGCTTCTGGTCGTTATATCTCCCATAAAGAAATCATGGATGCTGGTGAATCACTGGCTATGGATTTCTATAGGATGGATACTTCTCAACTTCGTGATGCTGTTAAGAAGTGGCAAGGTATGGATGTTGATACTAACATTCCTGTACTCAAGAGTGAAGCTTATGCTGGTGTCTTTAAGACTATCAATAAGCTGATGAAGGATTATGTAGACATGGATGTGATGAAAGCACAAGCCTATGTCGGCACTTCCTTTGCTGGTCAGGTCTCTGACATGTCTCAAGGTGTCCGTCTTATGGATGGCACTGCTGCTGTTAACCGAGCACAAGAACAGATCCTTGATCGTCTTGAATTCTTGATGGCACAAAAAGGTATGACTTCGTATTCACGTGGTCGTGCTCTTAATATGCTTAACCTGTGGAATCGTCTTACTGTTAAAGGTAGTGAGGCTGCTGATGCTGGTTATGCTACTAAGATTCAGAATGCTATTAAGAATGAAGAGAACTCTACTCTTCAAGCTATTGAGCGTATTAAAGCTGATGCTAAACAAACCATTGATACTCTACGTGGAGTAAAGGATGAACGTCCTGAGCTTCTTGCACCTCTTCTGATGGCGTATGAGTTTACTGATGGTAAGGTAGACACGATCTCTAAGCTTAATAACTACGTTCGTAACTCTCTTGGTGTCTTTAGTAAAGCAGTCTTTGATGGTGAGCCTAACATCCCTTCTGCTGTACTGAGAGGCTTCTGGTCTAACGTTTATAACTCTACATTGTCCGCTATTGGTACACCGATTAAAGCTGGTGTATCTAACATTGCACTACTTGCTGAGCGTCCTATTGCTCAAGCTGCAGGTGCTCTGATTAATGGCGATGCATCAGTAGCACGTAAAGGTTGGTACCAATATAGTGCTGCCTGGGATACCCTTAATAAGGGTCTAGGCTACATGAACCAAGTCTTCCGTCGTTCTGCTAGTGATCCCTATGTCATGGCATTACGTGAGGATATGGATGTAGCTGAAGATCAACAGGTAGAACTTCTCAAAGCATTTGCTGATGCTAAAGCTCAGAATGGTGAATACGGTCCTCAAGTAATGGTCTCCATTGTTGAGGAAATTAATGACCTTGCTAAGCATCCATGGCTACGTTTTGGTCAGCGTGGTATGCAAGCATTTGATGGCTTTACTCAAGCTGTTGTTGCTAACTGGGAAGCACGTGGTAGAGCATGGGATGAGGTTACTAAATCAGGTAAGTTGTCTCTTAACGGTAAGCAAGCTGATGAGCTTTCTAAACGCATCTATCGAGAGATGTTTGATGAAAACGATACCATCACTGACACTGCTGTTAGGGCTACATCTGGTGAGATCTCGATGGCTTTGGATAATCCAGCCAACGACGCTTTGTCTAACCTGATTCGTAGTGCTCCAATTCTTAAACCATTCCTTTTGTTTACCAAGACTCCGCTTAACATGGCGCAGTACTTTGGTACACATAACCCGATTGGTGCATTTATTGATACATTCAATGCATTTGATAAGCCATTCAATTCTATGAGTGGTCCTGAAGTAGAGCAACTACTTGCTGCTCGTGGTATTAAGTATACACCTGAAACTATTCAAAGTGTCTACGAGACTACACGAGCTGAACTAAAGGGTCGTAAGGCTATTGGTGCGTTGAGTGTGATGGGAGCTGTAGGTCTATTCATGAGTGATAGTATCACTGGTGATGGACTTTACGACAAAGAAAAGCAACGTCTACGTCGTGATGCTAACTGGCAGAAGCGGTCTATTCGTGTACCTGGTGGTGGTTGGGTATCTTATGATGGTGTTCCTGGTGTTAGTGATTGGGTTGCACTGACTGTTAACATCATGGATAACTTTGATACTCTTAACTCTGCTGAGCTATCTGAGAACCTACGTGCTGCTGGTTTTGTCTTGAGTGCAACGATTGCAGACAAGTCTATGCTTGCTGCTCTAGAGCCTCTGAATGACGTTGTACGTGGTGATGTTGGTGCTATTAATCGTTGGACTTCATCGTTTGCTACCAGTGCTATGATGCCTGGTTCTAGCTTGATGGGAGAGTTTGGACGGTTGATTACTGCTAATAAAAAAGAACTTGAGAATAACTTCTTTGATCTTGTAGCTAACCGTAACCCTATCCTTAAGCAAGGTCTTCCTGATGCTTATGATTGGATTGATGGTGGTAAGGTTGGTGTACCTTCTAGCTTCTTTGCACGAGTTTGGAATACCTATCTTCCTTGGAAGGTAAGTGGTTCTATTTCTCCTGAGAAGCAATTCCTGATTGATATTGAATACGAAGCCCGCCCTTCCCTTCGTACCAATGGTCGTGGAATTGAATACAGCAATGAAGAACGTTCTGAAGTAATGAATATCATGGGTCAGCAAGGTATGTTTAAGCAATCCATCCAACAGATTATGCAGACTCAAGAAGGTAAAGCATTCCGTAAGGAATTTAAGAAAGCACGAGAGATGGGTCTTACCCCTGATCTTCAGAGCTTTAAGGGTATTCAATTAATGCTTGATTCTGCTCTTCGTTCAGCTACTCGTTATGCTGAGTCTTATGTCTCTAGTAGAGATAAAATCCAGGATAAAGTATACAGGAATCAAACAGTTGAGAACTTCCTTGAAGTTGGTGACGTGGAAGGAGCTGAAAAGTTTCTTAAATCAATGGAACAAAACTTTTCGTACTAATTAAACGATGGCTGTCACTCAAAATACATACACAGGGAATGGTTCTGCCACCAACTATTCCTTCACATTTCCATATCTTGAGACCACTGATATTAAAGTTAGTATCAATGGTACAATTACAACTGCATACACTCTAGCCAATCCTACCACTATTCAGTTTACGACAGCTCCAGCTAATGGTGCAGCAATCAGGATCTACCGTGTTACGGATGACTCTGCTCTTGCTGCTACCTTCTATTCTGGTGCTGCTATTCGTGCTACAGATCTGAATGAGAACTTCACTCAGAACCTGTATGTAACACAGGAATCAAATAGAGAAGCTACTACAGCTATTACCACGGCTAACAGTGCAACTAGCACCGCTAATACAGCACTAAGTACGGCTAATGCAGCTACTGTAACAGCTAATGCTGCCTCTGCTTCTGCTGCATCTGCGGTTTCTACAGCTGCATCTGCGGTTTCTACAGCCAACTCAGCTGTGTCTACGGCTAATGCTGCTTCTGCTTCTGCAGCAAGTGCTGTTGCTACAGCCAATACGGCTAATACTAACGCTACAGCTGCACTTAACGCTGCTGCTGAAGCTCTTGCTTATGTGATTGTAGCTAACGTAGCTGCTATTCCTGCCTCACCAGTTAATGGTGATGCAATTCGTGTTACTGATTCAACAGGCATTGAAAGCTTCACTCCACTTAGTGGTAAGCCTGTTGGTTTTGTTGGAGAAGCTGGTCTGACTGTTGAGATTTACTATAGTAGTTCCGTATCTAGTTGGGTATGGGTGCGTTACTATGCAACAGATGCTGATGCTCGCTACCTCAAACTTACTGGTGGTACCCTTACTGGGCAACTAAAGGCTGATGATAGCACCAGTGTTGCAGCTCCTGTTTACTCCTTTGATGGTGACACTAATACTGGTCTTGCTCATACAGGTGCTGATGAACTTGCACTTGTCACTAATGGTGTAGCACGGCTTACCTTTGATTCCTCTGGTAATGCAAGTTTCACTAATCCAGTTACTATTCCTGCTGGGTCTACTGTAACTGACTACCTGACTAGTTCCTCTGCTGCGTCTACATATCTTACCCAGTCAAACGCTGCTAGCACCTACCAGACCCAAGCTGGTATGAGCAGCTATGTCCCAACGTCTGCCATCGGCACCACGGTGCAGAGCTATGACGCCAATACAGCCAAGACCAACGTTGCTCAAACTTATACGGCAGGTCAACGCGGAACGATTGTCACACTTTCTGACGCTACAACGATCACACCTGACTTAGCCAACGGCAACCATTTCACTTTAACCCTTGGTGGCAATAGAACGCTTGCAAACCCAACTTATCTTGGCTCTGCCAATGGACAAAGTGGGGTCATTATTGTCAAACAAGATGCAACAGGAGGAAGATCTCTTGCGTTTGGTAGTAATTGGAAATTCCCAGGGGGCACGGCACCGACGCTCACCACAACCGCCAATGCCGTTGATTTATTGGCCTACCACGTTGAGTCAGCAACTCGCATTGCGGTCCGCTTCATTGGTGACGTGAAATGAGCGCCTTGAACAACAGCCTGCTGCTGGGGCAGGAAGGTGGTGGTGGGTACGCCATCTCACGTTCACTCAGATTCAACAGTAGTGACAGTGCCTACTTGTCCAGAACCCCCGCATCAGCCGGCAACAGGCGCACCTTTACAATCAGCATGTGGGTAAAGCGATGCAAGCTTGGTAGCTTTCAAGCGCTTTCAAGTTCTGGCAATAACACGATTTTCTTGTTCGACACTTCAGACAAGATTTGCTTGTATGAAGGAACAGGCTTTGCCCGTACCAGCGCTCAAGTGTTTAGAGATACTTCGGCGTGGTATCACTTTCTTTTTGCTGTAGATACCACGAGCGCGACAGCGCAAAATCGTGTCAGGATATATGTCAATGGATCCGAGATCACTGCGTGGACAACAAACGTAGTAATTGCGCCAAACCTTCAGACAAGCTGGAATGGCTCTGGCCTTGTTCACCAACTATGCGCAAATGACACTGGACAGTTCCCTGATATTCTATTGGCAGATGTTTATAATATTGACGGCCAAGCCCTAGACCCCACCAGCTTTGGTGAGTTCGACGACAGCGGCATCTGGCAACCGATTCGCTACACCGGCACCTACGGCACTAACGGTTTCAAGCTCGACTTCAGCGATAACTCAGCAGCCACTGCCACCACCCTGGGTAAAGACAGCTCCGGCAATGGCAACAACTGGACGCCGAATAATCTCAGTGTCACCGCTGGTGCAGGTAACGACAGCCTCGTAGACGTTCCCACTAATGGCAGTGAAACGGATACAGGTGCTGGTGGGCAGGTGAGGGGGAATTATGCGACGTTGAATCCGCTTACTCCCGTGGTCGCAGCGGTTACTCTAAAGAATGGTAATTTACAATTCACAACTTCATCAAACGGATTAGCTTATTCAACAATTGGGGTAACATCTGGTAAGTGGTATTTTGAGTACGAGCAGACTGTTAATCTAAACTTTGCCGTTGGCGTTTGGGGAAATGGGGGCAGTAACATGCCCAATAATTCGTACCCTACCTATTACTGGGACATTTATACGACTAGCGGTACGTTAGCGCTTGAGAAAACCAGTGGTTCTGCAAGTGGAACGTTAGGCTCTGTTGCCTTGAACGACGTTATTGGTGTTGCCTTAGACATTGATAATACTACTTTATATTTCTACAGAAATGGATCGCTGATACAAACGATTACCGGAATGACGATTAGCGGCCCTTTATACCCTGTAGTTACCGTGGCTTCAGGGACAGCCGCACAAAAAGAAGGGTATATAAACTTCGGCCAACGCCCCTTCGCCTACACCGCCCCCAGCGGCTTCAAGGCGCTCTGCACGGCAAACCTGCCCGCACCACTAGTCACGAAGCCTTCGACGGTGATGGACGTGAAGCTCTACACGGGCAATGGCGGGACGCAGGCTATTTCGGGGTTGGGGTTTAGTCCTGACTTCTTATGGTTTAAGTCACGCTCTACTGGTGGAGCTGGGTACAACAATATCGTATTTGACGCAGTTAGGGGATCTTCAAAAAGCCTTGCAACTGATTTGACGGTTAGCGAGTATACAGGCACGGATCTAACAAGTTTCAACTCTGATGGATTTACAGTTGCGGCTCCCAACCAATGGTATGGGGTAAACAATAGCGGCACATCGTTCGCCGCCTGGTGCTGGGACGCCGGCAGCTCCACCGTCACGAACACACAAGGCTCCATCTCTAGTCAGGTGAGGGCTAATGCAAGTGCGGGGTTTTCGATTGTTACCGCCACAAAATCCTCAGGATCTTCAACAGCCCAGACATTCGGTCACGGCCTTGGTGTCGAGCCGCACATGATCATCCTTAAGCGGCGCAATGGTTCTGAGTCGTGGTACGTGTACAACAAGGTGCTCGGTAACGCTGCCCGCCTTCAGCTCAACGAAACAAGTGCCGTAACTAACGGCAGCGGTGTTTGGGGCTCTACTACTCCAACCTCACAGGTATTTACTGTCCAAAGCTTTAATGATGGCGATTTTGTCGCCTACTGCTTCGCTCCAGTAGCCGGGTACTCTAGTTTCGGCAGCTACACCGGCAACGGCAGCACGGATGGGCCGTTTGTTTATACCGGGTTTAGGCCGAGGTGGATATTGCTTAAGTCATCAACAGAAGGAGTTAGCTGGATTATTTACGACACCGCTAGAAATACATACAACCTTGTCAACTCAACGCTGTCTCCCAATTTGTCCTCAGCAGAAAGCGCACCTGGCGTAAGTGGTGGTATAGACATCCTCAGCAATGGCTTCAAGCTACGCTCTAACGACCAGTGGTTGAACTTTAATGCTGCTACCTACATCTACGCCGCCTTCGCCGAATCGCCCTTCCAATACGCCCGCGCACGCTAATACTAATCATGTTTATCCTTAACAATCAGCCCCTTTCACCAGATCGGGCATTTACAACTGAAGATGGAACTCAGTACCCAGCAAACTGGCTGAGATTATCCAGTCCTGAGGAGCGGGCAGCGCTTGGAATTACCGAGACCGAAGATGAGCCTTGGTACGACCAAAGGTTCTATTGGGGTGTAGGCAATCCAAAGGACCACGCTCAACTTGTTGAACAATGGACTGCTCAAGTCAAAGCAACTGCTGGCTCCCTTCTTTCCCAGACGGACTGGTATATCACTCGTGCTTCTGAGACTGGCTTACAAGCCCCTCAGAGCGTGCTTGAGAGGCGTTCCTTGATACGTGCCATGAGCAACGATAAGGAGGCCTTCCTGAGCCTCACACAGACCACTGAGCAGCTTGCTGATTATGTGACTAGTGCTGGATTCAATAACTGGGAAAGTGGTGCTTCGATTGACGGTGCTATCCCTGTTGTTGTTGATGGTGTTACCAGTGGTTCTGTAATTACCGGAGACACGATCTTCGGTCGTTCTGGTAACGATACACTTACCTTCTAAGAGCAATGATCACTATTCTTGGTATTAAAGTGTCCTATGAGGCACTTGCTTTCTTCATCCTTTTTATTGCTTCTGAGTACCTTGGTGTAACTAAAAAGCGTAAAGCTAATAGTGTTACACAAGCTATCTCCATGGCAGCTGCTTATTTTAGTAAGACTCGTACTGAGGATGATACTGTTCGTCGTATTCGTCGTACCTTTAGAGGGAAATAGTAATGGTACTGCTGAAGGTAAGCCAATATTATCCTCAGACAGATAGTGCAACAGGTCACGGAGATCGGATGTGCTTCTCATCGACATGTGCGATGGCCATCAAGTATCTCCGTCCTGATGCATTAAAGGGTAGTAATGCAGATGATGATTACTTGAGAACAGTTCTCAAATACGGTGATACAACCCAATCCACCAGTCAAATCAAAGCCTGTCAGCAGTACGGTGTTTTTGCTTCCTTTTACCAGAAAGGAACTAGGCAGACACTCCTCAACGAACTAAAGGCTGGCTATCCAGTAGCTGTTGGCATCCTCCACAAAGGTCATGTCTCCAACCCTGTTGGTGGTGGCCACTGGATGCTCCTCATTGGTGATGACGGAGAGCATGGTGTATTCCACGATCCATACGGTGAGATGGATAACGTCAACGGTGGCTACGTCAAAGTTGGCTTTGGTGGGAAGAGTGTCAAATACATTTGGCGTAACTGGCTAAAGCGTTGGGAAGTTGAAGGTCCAGGGACTGGCTGGTTCATGACCTTCCGACCTACTCAGCAAACGAGACCTATAGCTACCGTTGAGAATACCTGGAAAGGAGTTAAGGCTGCTGCACAGATTGCTGGAGCTAAATATCCAGAGGTAGTTGCTGCTCAATGGGCTTTAGAAAGTGGCTATGGTAAACACACCTCTGGTAAGAACAACTACTTTGGATTAAAGGGTGAAGGTTCTGAGCGTGAAACCAAAGAATTCATCAACGGTAAATGGATTACCATTAATGCCGGATTTATTGACTTCCCTGATCTTCAAACCTGCATCTCATATCTTGTAGATCGTTGGTATAGAGATTACAAAACTTATAAAGGCGTCAATCGAGCCACCTCTCGTGATGATTGCGCTCGTCTTCTTCAAAAAGAAGGTTATGCAACTGACCCAACTTATCCAGAGAAACTTATTCGATTGATGTCTGAAAATGATTGAAGCAGCTATTACGGGAGCTATCAGTCTTGTTCTTGGTGTTGGAGGGGGAGTTATGGGTGTCAGCGGTAGAGCATCTAGTCGTATGAATAGTATCGACAAGCGTATTGATGACATTGAACTCCGTCTTGCTGAAAAGTATGTACCAAGACAAGAACTAGCAGCTGCCTTACAAAAAATGGAGGATCACATGATCCGTATTGAAAACAAACTAGATCAAATTGTCCTTAGAAATGGCTAACAAAAAGGCAACTGAGGACATGTTTAACGAGTTACATAATCTCGTTACTACTGAATTCCTCAAGCGAATCAAGAGTGGAGAAGCCTCTGCTCAAGAACTTAAAGCTGCTTGTGATTGGCTTGCTAAAAATGACATCAGTGGAGTTGCTTACGATGGTAATCCCCTTGATAAACTCGCTAATGTACTACCTAAGGTAGACCCTGAACTCGTACAAAAGAGGCTTTATGGCAAGTCGTACCTCTAAATACTATAAAGAGAATCCAGAGGCTAACAAAAAGCGTCTTAAACAACAAGCACGCTACAACCGTCAATCCCTACAAATTCAAAAACGTGTTGAACTTAATCGTGAAAACAGAAAACGTGGCACCTACGGTAACGGAGATGGCATGGATGTATCACACAAAAAAGATGGTTCAACATTCCTTGAAAAAGCCTCTACTAATCGAGCTAGAAACAGATCTCGGAAATGACACCGCTACTTCCGTCCCCTGATCACTACCTCCACAACCTAATAACGATGACAAGTCCCGAAGCAAAGCGTCTTTGGAGACGCGCTATTAAGGAACATTTTAATTGTCAGTGTGTCTACTGTGGAAATCACTATGAACTACATGAACTTACATTGGATCACGTTCGTCCTCGCTGTTTTGGTGGGGAAGACCTTACATCAAACCTTGTTCCCAGTTGTTGGAAATGTAATCAGGCTAAAGGAAGTAGAAATTGGTTGTCGTGGATGAGGGAAACCTTTGGGATTACCCATAGAGAACGTCTTATTTTACAACATATACAGTAGTTATGGCTCAATGGTGGGACAATTACGAAAAAACTGAATTATCTTGGACCGATTGGAGACAAGAATCTAAAAAGTTAAGAGCTGAAGGTCTTAGTAAAAAAGAGATTTTTGAAAGGCTTGGCGTTCCCACCAAAGATGGGCAAGTTATTAAAGTGACTAGCGACGGGGCTGGTGGGTATAAAGAGCGTACTGGTCAAAGGGCTGAACAAGCTTCTCGACGTACACAACGTATTGGCAGTAGCCGACAACAAGTTAATAAACTTATTAGAGAAGAAGCAACTGCTCAATGGGATGAACTTGTCGGTGATCGTGATGCCACTGTTAAAATTGGCAAACGTAATTATACTTTTGATCAATATCTAAATAAAGAAGTTAGAGATCACGGTAAACTTACTAAGCAAAAAGCAGTAGAAGCTGTTGACCTTGGTAAATCACTTGGTCACGGTACACCTACTACTGATATCGGTCGTTATGCGGAATCATATACGCAGCAATTTGCTGAAGATCCGTTAGGAAACTTTGCTTCTCAAGATTATATTCCACCAGATCAAGCTGAACGATTGCGTCAAGCTGGGCTTGCGACATCTCCTAAAGAAGCTGCTCAATTACATGTTGGTACTACAAAAATTGGTGGAAGATTACCTGATCCTGAAATTGAAACTCTTCTTAAATTTAATGGAGGATCTGCTAGGATTAAAGCTGGTACTGCATTACCTTTACTTGGCTTAGGTGCAACTATTTTGAGTGCAGGTCAAGCATTTGCTGCTGGAGATGTACGTGAAGGTACTGCTAGAACTCTTGAAGGTATAGCTGGTGAAGTACCTATTGCCGGTGATGTAGTCCAACCTGAAGCTGTTGCTGGCGGCACGTTTGAAGATGTTCAACGTAGAACTGCTGAAGGGCTTCGTGCTAAAGAACTTCAGCAACGTGCTGCTATGGCTAGACAAAGAGGCGGTAAATTATCCTTTGGTGTAGGTGGTGTACGCTTTACATTACCTGAATTTGGCCTATCAGAACTTATGGGGATCAACTAATCCCTCACCAGAGGCGTCTACAAGCCCCTACAAGGCGCCTCTTTACCCACTTAGGTATATTCTACCACATGAATGTTTTAGATGCCCTTAAAGGCGATTTTAAGATCTTTCTTCAAGCGTTATGGCAACAGTTAGATCTACCTTCACCTACCCGTGCTCAATACGCCATCGCAGACTACCTGCAACACGGTCCTAAACGACTACAGATTCAAGCATTTCGAGGGGTAGGTAAGAGCTGGATTACTGGTGCCTTTGTGTTGTGGACACTCTTTAACAACCCCGAAAAGAAGATCATGATCATCTCCGCTTCAAAAGAGCGTGCAGATAACATGTCCATCTTTCTTCAGAAGCTAATTATTGAGACACCATGGCTATCACATTTGAGACCAAAGAGTGATGATGCCCGGTGGTCTCGGATCTCCTTTGACGTTAATTGCTCTCCTCACCAAGCACCCTCAGTCAAGTCAGTCGGAATCACAGGTCAGCTAACTGGTAGCCGTGCAGACCTGATGATTCTTGATGACATCGAAGTTCCTGGTAACTCGATGACTGAGATGATGCGAGAAAAACTTCTTCAACTCTGTACAGAAGCGGAGTCCATCCTCACACCCAAGAAGGACTCACGCATTATGTACCTAGGGACACCGCAGACAACCTTCACCATCTACCGCAAACTAGCGGAACGTAACTACAAACCTTTTGTCTGGCCAGCACGTTACCCTCGTAAGCTATCTAACTATGAAGGTCTCCTTGCTCCTCAAATACAAGAAGACATAGAAGCAGGTGCTGAACTTTGGGATGTAACAGACCCTGATCGTTTCTCTAATGATGATCTAGTAGAACGTGAAGCATCAATGGGTCGTAGCAACTTTATGTTGCAGTTCATGCTAGACACTAGTCTTAGTGACGCTGAGAAGTTCCCACTTAAGATGGCAGACCTAATTGTTACAGCAGTTAACCCTAAGGAATGTCCTGATGCTGTTGTCTGGTGTTCAGACCCATCTAACGTTATTAAAGACCTACCAACAGTTGGTCTGCCTGGTGATTACTTCTACTCACCACAGATCATGCAAGGTGATTGGTTACCATACACTGAAACTATCTGCTCAGTAGACCCATCAGGTAGAGGTACTGATGAAACAGCAGCTTGTTTCCTCAGTCAACGTAATGGCTTTATCTACCTTCATGAAGTACGTGCTTATAATGATGGTTACAGTGATGCTACACTGTTAGACATTCTTAGAGGTTGTAAAAAGTTTGGTGTCACTAAACTCCTCATTGAGACAAACTTTGGTGATGGTATTGTAGCAGAACTATTCCGTAAACACCTTCAACAAACTAAACAAGCTATTGACATTGAAGAAGTACGTGCTAACGTCCGTAAAGAAGACCGAATCATTGATACACTTGAACCAGTCTTTAATCAACATAAATTAATTGTTAATAGAGCAGTTATTGAGTGGGACTTTAACTCTAATAAAGACGCAGCGCCAGAGACACGACTCCTATACATGCTATTCTATCAGATGAGTCGCATGTGTCGTGAAAAAGGCGCAGTTAAACACGACGATAGACTCGATTGCCTAGCTCAAGGTGTTAAATACTTCACAGATGCACTAGCAATTAGTGCTCATGAAACAATTAAACAACGTAGACAAGAAGACTGGAATGATCTTCAAGAAGCTTGGTTAGATGACCCTCAATCAGCAGCTAATCATATGGCATTTGGCTTTAATTTAGACCAACGTAGACAAGCAAGAATGCTTGAAGGTAAAAAGTCAGTCCCCACCTGGGTTTAAGACCGATAACCGCCGTATACAGGGGAAGGGAAGGGTGGACCCGACTCCTGGGAGGGAAAGACACGTCTCTAACGAGACAATCTTTCCCTTTTCTTTAATGAACAGTGAGGGAACAAAAGACAAAGATCTCCCTCTTAGTTCATTCATCTACTCTACTAACTGAATCCAGTGAGTACTGATTCTCTCCATCCTTCTGAATCCTGTCACTACTGATACTACTGTATGCATCAGTATTAAGTAATTTAATAAATGACAGTTATTAAGAAATCAACTACCACCACCATTTATGACCCATACCGCTACCCTAGTACACATCACTCCTGATGCAGAAGATCTCATCGCTTACATGGCAAGAGTCTCTAATCCTTCTAATCAATCAAACACTCAGACAAGTGCTAAACTGATTAAGTATCTTATTGATCATCAACACTGGTCTCCATTTGAAATGGTGAACATGTGTGTATCTATTGAGACAACAAGGAGTATTGCAGCACAAATCCTTAGGCATAGGAGTTTCAGCTTTCAAGAGTTTAGTCAACGGTATGCAACGGTAGAGAAAGTAGCTGGTATCCCAGAACTACGTAGACAAGATACCAAGAATAGACAGAATAGTATTGATGACCTAGATGAAGTAGTAAAGAAAAACTTTCAATTTCGTATAGGATCTCTGTATTCTGATTGTTATGGTCTCTACAAAGAACTGGTAGCAGCTGGTGTGGCTAAAGAATGTGCAAGAGAAGTGTTGCCAATGGCAGCTCCTACTAAGTTGTATATGAATGGTACAATCAGGTCTTGGTTGCATTATTGTGATCTGAGGACTGGTCATGGTACGCAGAAAGAACACGCACAGATAGCAGGTCAAGTGCAGGATTTATTGTATCAATTCTTGCCTAATGTGTGTAAAGCAATGTGGGATAAGGAATGAAGCGATTAAATGAGGCTAAACGCTTCATGAGAGGTGGCTAGAAGGCTCTGTATGGGGTCTTTGGGTAGTGTCAGGTGTCGTTGCACATGTTGAGCATTTAAAGCCTCTTACAGGTCATTCTGAAGGGGCTTTAGTTTTTGACTAAAATTTCTCAAGCCTTATCCTACGCTGAAGCAGCGACGCAACCCCCCATAGGGGTACCCCCGGATGCACACAGGCGCAGGCAGGCGCACGCGCGTTTATGTTCACGCACGCACATGTATGTCCATGTCCAGAGCATCTGCATCAGGCACAGGTACGCTGGACAGGGCTAGGCGCGTAGGCACATGCACACACGAGGCAGCAGCAACTATGCGGCACCACGCATAACCACATCTCAAACATCTGTAGAGCCTATTGAGAACGTTATTGAGAACCCAGTCATACCAATGGATCTCAGCAATACACTGTACCATAAGCAACACTGATAACCGCTGCAACAACAGGGATCAAGCTGTACTATGTGCCACTTAGCATCACTGTCCACTGCTCTGAGCTGCTAGGCTCTACCCATACTCTTCTTTGATGTTGAGAGTATCTCGACTCTCCCTGTTAAGGGTGAGGAGAGTCTCGAAACTTCAACCAGAAGAGATGAGAGACCAAGCCAACTGAATACGGCAAGCAGTCCTTGGCACTGTGCCACCTGACAAGCCGACCACCACTCCTTGACAAACCGCTCCAGCCATGCTATGGTGAGAGCATCGAACCTCGAAAACTCAATAGCCAAGGCTGAGTATGACCACGGGTCACTGCCGCCACAACTGCCGAGCGGGTTCCGGTAGTGTGGGTTAGGGTACACTCAATGTGCCAGCCGTGCCACGCCGAGAAGGGTGTCACCAGTAACCGCAGACCCACATGCGGTATACAAGTTTGCTCATGGGTTTCATGCATTCGTCTGAGGTGAAAGCGATACTCAGGAGTGCTGTTCTTCACTTGTTTAATTATGTTCAGCTTCAACGTTACCAACCGTACTTCCGGTGCTATCGATTGTCTGCTTGTTGATCCTGCCCGTGGCACTGCTTGTGTCGTATTCAAGAATGGGTACAGCTACGCTTACCTCAACGTAAGCCGTCGTGCTATTCTCAACCTGCTTGCTAACAAGAACATGAGCCTAGGTTTCTGGGTTAATGAGAACCTTGTCAACGCTAAGCGTACCTTTGAGTGCTCACTGAACTACGCTTGATCGTTACCTGTTAGTTACACTCTCCCATCACATAGATGATGGGTTTCTGTAGCTTACTTAACGCTACACATTGTCGTTTACTTTGTGTTATGCAAACCTATCAATTGTTCTTTGGTCGTAACATACCTAACGGTGGTTACGTTAGTGATCTCAACCTTCGTGCATTCATTGAGGGTGTGTTAGATGTAGCCTTCGAAGGTTACACAATACAACACGTCCAAGGTGTATGGAAAGGTGAGCATGAGCCTACGTTACTTGTGACAGTATGCACTGCATGTGCAGACAAGATCAAGGACGTGGCTAACGCTTACAAGAATGCATTCAGTCAGGATGCAGTAGGTGTACAAGTTCTCCCTTCAATGTCGTTTGTTTGATTATGCTTTACCAAGTTAACTATAACCGTGGTTACAACACACCTGTGTGTGCCACGGAGTATGTACATGCTGACTCATATAAGGAAGCATGGGTAATGGGTGACTGCAAAGCAGTATACCCTGAACAAGTCTTTGATGTTTATCCTATCAACAACCATGATTGATGTAACCTTTGCATTTGAGTTGTTCTCTTGTTGGTTAGCACGTGAGATGTGGCCAACAGATTACTATGACTTTCTCTCACAACTTGATGGTGATTATGAGTAACTAACATTCACACTCATCGCAAGATGGCTACACTTAGCCCTCACATATGTGGGTTTTCTGTAGTCTTCAAGGCTACCTTTTGTCCCTTTGTTTGTTACTTAACGTGACTACTTGTGCTCCAGTTCGTTACACTGGTCAGCAACTAATTGACTATGTAAACGAACATAGTGATCATGTCTCAAGGACGCAGCTAGTAATTGACTCTGGCTATGTCTATGACAACGGTAAACCTCAATTTGTTGACTTCTACACTGAATTGTTGAAAGCTAAAGAACAACTTGACCCTTCATATGTATCTAAGCAAGAAGCTGAGGATGCACAATATGAAGAGCTTGATACTGACACCAAGGATTTGTATGATGCTGTACATGATCGACTTGGTGAGAAGTGGGATCATGAAGAGATCATGGAATTCATTGATGAGTTAGATGATCTTGGTATCACTACATTCAGTGAGTTTGAGGATGCATTCTGCTATGCGTCTGATGAGTATTGGGCAGAGAAAGAGTTTGCCGAGTATTGGGTATGTGAAGTTATGTGTGAAGCACCTAACGAGACCATTGCACATGCTGTAGATTGGCAGCAGGTGTGGGATCACAACCTACGCTATGACTTCAACACCATTGAGACTAGCAATGGCACTTACTTCTTTTGGAATAACTGAATGACTGAATCCAACATCATCCTTGCTATCATTGGTAGCATTGGCTTACTTGCTACGCTTGCTGTTTACAGTCGAGCTAACACTGCTGTTACACGTTATGAGAAGCGTATTAAATGAAAGTCAAACTGTATAGATTGCTTGAAGAGTGTATCGAACGAGGAGTCATTGGTGGTGTAGTTAATGAAGACTTAACTGCTAATGAGGATTACCTTGTTGAGCGATTCACTCAACGAGTGATGAATGAGATTGACACTTACTTCACCTTTGACGACATCTGATTATGACTGATCACAAGAAAGTAGCAGTCGAATACTGTCTCAATACGTTTAACTTTGAACGTGTTCATGAAGTGATGAAACAAGTAGAGTGGAAATGGTATACATGTGGTGGCTTAAAAGTACCAAGCATTGTTCAATTGATTCTCTCTGCTCAGCAGCGTTTGAATGAAGCTTGGGATAAGCGTACAACTGTTGAAAGTGGAGGACTACGTGCTGTATACGTTCCAGCTGAGCTAGATGAGTATGATGTAGTACAACCTCCTGGTCTTGAGCTTCTGTTCATTCTCACCCAAACACAATCGTATTAAATAATGAAACTCTCAACTAACTACACCATCCACGCTGACATTGCTCATGTTAGCTATTGCTTTGGTGATGATTCGTTCAACTTCTACACTACTGATGATGAACAGATCGAGATCTATGGTGCAAGTGTAGATGACATGATTCGCCTTGCTCGTAACTTCTTTGCTGTTGACTTTAAGAACACAAACAAGGCACGTCTATGTGATCATCAGCTTCGCAACCTGAATGAGATCAAAGACGCACTCACTGAATACCTTAAGGAGGATACCAATGAAGCTGCCAAGTGATATACTTGTAGGACAATACCTACAGTTTTTCACACTCATAGTGGCTGCAAGTATCGCCTTTGTGTATACTTGTGGCTACACATTTGGCCTCTTTGTTTATTCACTTAACGACAAATGTACACAACTTACAAAGGTCTTCGTGAATACGAGATCACCCTTCGTTCAGGTGTTTGGTATTTACTAGCACCCGACTCTGAGCAAGCCGCATGGAAGGCTTTAGAGTTGTCCCGTGAACGTAACGATCAATTGTTAAATGTGAGGCAAACTGATGAGTGGTAAGAAGCAAAAGTACTTTGACAACAACTGGCAAGAGTACAAGGACGCACCTGATGAGATGTTCGAGCCTCATACCTTTGAGGAAGTTATGTCGTGGAAGGTAGCTGGTTGGGAGCTACCATCTTCTGTAGTGTGTATCATTCGTGTTACTGATCCTAAGACTCGTAAGATCAGTGAGCATGTCTATCGTCAACGTGCAGCAGCTCAGCGTAAAGTCAACGAGCTAATGTCTGACGCAGATAGCGAGTTTGTTGTCTGCGATCATGACTCTATCCATCTTCTTATTCCACCTGACCGAGACTTCTGATGAGCATCATTACTATTGAACAGTTCAACGAAGAGTTCAGTGAGCAGTATCCTGAGCTTGCACAACTTGTATGTGTTGATGAGGTAGAGGTACCACTCAATGTGGAGGATAACTGATGCCTACACCTGCTCAGATTGATGAACAGGTGCAGCTTGAGCGTGATCAAATACGTCAAGGTCTCAAGCGATTACGAGATAACACAGACGCACTGCAGCAGCGTAGCTATGCCTCTGCTACGGTGTATGGCATTGCATCCATAGATGTACTTCTACCTGTATTAGTGAAGCGTCTAGAGGATACTAACAACCGAATACATGAAGGTAAGAATGGTGTTGCATTCAAAGAGATCTCTCAGTACATCAGTCAACTAGAGCCTCTAGCTGCTGCTGCTATTGCACTCAAACTTACCTTCGATAAGGTATTCAGCTACAAGGAAGGTAGTGATCAAGTACAAGCGGTATGTGATGGTATCGGTTCAGCTGTAGAAGCTGAGTGTCAGATGCGTCACTACGAGAGATGTGCCCCTGGTCTTCTTGAAACACTAAAGAAAAACTACTGGCATAAGTCATGTGGTACTGATCAGCGACTCACGGTCATTCAAACATTGATGAACCGTAGTGATATTCAACAATGGCAAACATGGGGCAGAGCAAACCGCATCAGGTTAGGTGCATGGTTGCTTGATTGTATTATTGAATCATCAGGCTGGTTCACCAAAGACTTACGTCGTGAAGGTAAGCGTACTGTCACATATGTCATACCTACACCTGAATTCATTGCCATCAAAGATAAGGTGATGGCTGATGCAGAGTTGTTTGCTCCGCTTGCTTGGCCGATGTTGATCGAGCCTAATGATTGGACCAATGATCGAGCTGGTGGCTACCTCCTCAATGAGGTGATGAGGGGGCATGACATGGTACGTAGGGGCGATAACCGCCGTATACAGGGAGAGACACCAATCAACTTTCTGAACAAGATTCAGAAGGTTGCCTTCACTCTAAATCCATTTATTGTGGAGGTAGCGGAAGAACTAGATAGATTGGAACGAGCTGTTGGTAAGTTCCTCCCTATTGTGAACCATGAGTTACCACCAAAGCCATTTGATATTGCAGAGAATAAAGATTCTCGTAAAGCATATCGAAGAGCAGCGGCAGAGGTAATGAATCTGAATGCACAAGAGTTTAAGAAATCTTGTCGTACTCGGATGACAATGGAGGCAGTGAAGAGGTTCAAGGACGTAGCTAAGTTCTACATTCCTTGGTCTTTTGACTATAGAGGTAGAGCTTATCCTATTCCTGCCTTTCTTACTCCTCAAGATACAGACTTTGGAAAAAGTCTTTTAGTCTTTGCTGATGGGTCTTATGTAACTCCTGAAGCTGAATCTTGGTTAGCCTTTCAAGTAGCTACTACATTCGGTCTTGATAAAGCACCGATGTCTGAGCGACTAGAATGGGCGAAAGATAACCATGAATTGTTCACACTCATAGCGACAGATCCAATTGGTAATCTACCTTTATGGGAGGGAGTTGAGGAACCTTGGCAGTTCTTAGCTGCTGCTGAAGAGTATTACCATTGTGTCGTAATTGCTGATAGGCAATTCACACGATTAATGGTGGCAACCGATGCAACCTGTTCAGGATTACAAATCCTTGCAGGATTAGCTAGGGATAAGTCCACTGCACGTCTAGTGAATGTCCTACCTGGTGATAAGCCACAGGATGCATATAAGGTAGTAGCTCAAGAAGCTACGCCTCATTGTCCTGAGTCTATCCAACCATACATGGATAGAAAAACTGTCAAAAGGGTCGTTATGACCGTTCCTTACAATGCTAAACCTTTCTCTAATCGTGGGTACATCAGAGACGCACTAGCCGAGAAAGGTGTAGAGATTAGTAAGGATGACCTAACTAAAACAGTTAAGGCTGTACGCAATGCCATGGATGTTGTCGTACCTGGTCCTATGGCTGTCATGAGTTGGATTGAGCAAGAAGTTGCTAATGCAATCAAAGCTGGTAAAGAATATCTTGAGTGGACAACACCATCTGGTTTTGTTGTACATCAAAAGCTCAATAAAAAGTTAGTAGTTGAACTAGCCTTACAGTTACTTGGTCGCTGTAGGATGCAGGTTGCCGTTGATGATTCAGATGAGGTTGATCTCAACCATCACAAGAATGCAACAGCACCTAATCTGATACATAGTCTAGATGCTAGCCTACTACATTTAAGCACCCTACGCTTTGACGCACCTATTGCTCTTATCCATGATTCTGTGCTTTGTCGTGCAACGGACATGTCTACCTTATCCTCCATTGTACGAGAAACCTACATGCATCTCTTTGCCGAGCACGATTACCTGCGGGACTTTGCCTCTCACATAGGGGCAGAGACCGAACCACCGATTGTCGGAGACCTTGAACCGGAATCCGTAATTGAATCCACCTATTTCTTTTGTTAATGGCACAATCCATCCACGTTACCCAACAGCCTGTTGTCCTTGAAGGTTATCAAGCTGTACTGAAGCCAAGTAAGTTTGGCTATTCACTTTCTGCTATTGTCGATCAAGATCTTGTCGATAAGCTGGAAGAAGATCGAGCTGATTCTATTAAATGGGCAGAGTCTAAGCTTAAGAATCCAAAGCGCTCTACCCTTAAGCCTGAACCTTGGGAAGAGGTTTCAGATGGTAAGTACAAAGTTAAGTTCAGCTGGAATGAAGAGACTAAGCCGCCCGTGGTGGATACTGAGGGAACAGTCATCACTGATCCGAATACCCCACTCTACAGTGGTAGCACAGTTAAGCTTGCATTCCGACAGAAACCCTACATCCTGCGTGATGGCGTCACCTACGGTACAAGTCTTAAACTTGTCGGAATCCAAGTCATCACTGTCGGCTCCTCTGCTGGTGTTGATACAGGCGATCTTGGTGAAACTGAAGTGGCAGCTCTCTTTGGTCAGACTAAAGGTTTCAAAGCATCTGAGCCTAACGTAATCATCAACGACGCAGTTGAGGACGACGACTTCTAATGGCTTTTAGATCGGGGCTAGAAGAGAAGGTAGCTGATCTTCTCACTAGTCTTGGTGTTAAGTTCGAGTATGAATCCACTAAAGTTCCTTACGTTCTGCAATGCAACTACACCCCCGACTTTCTTTTACCGAATGGTGTCTATCTAGAGACCAAGGGTCATCTCGACGAGAAAGATCGGAGGAAGATGATCGCTGTGAAGAAACAGAATCCAGACTTAGATATTCGATTCGTCTTTCAAACACCTTATAACAAAATCTATAAAGGAGCCAAGTCCACGTATGCTCAGTGGGCAGAGAAACACGGCTTTAAATGGGCAGCTTTCCACTCTATCCCTGTTGAATGGCTAACCTAGAATACGGCACTGCTGACTTCTACGCTGAACAATTCAGCGACCTACTTGCTGATGTAGATGCACTGAACCCTGCTACAGCTGATGCTTTGATTGAAGGGTTCTATCGAGCAATTGATTCATGGTTTGAATATCACGATGCACAAGCACGAGCATACGCAGAATTGCGAAAGCGAGTTCGTGAGGCACTTACCGTGTGACACGTGTGGGTCATCAGATGCGAACTCATTGTATTCTGATGGCCACACTTTTTGTTTCTCATGTAACAGCTACGGTCACACAGAAGAGGAAGTTGCTAACTCCTATAAAATGCAAACTAATGTACAGCTCAAAGGGTCCGCCTCAAGACTGAGTAAGCGGAACATATCTGAGAAGGTATGTCAACAGTACAAGATCTACCGTGATGGTGACCTACTTAGGTTTCACTATTATGACGAGACCGGCATCCTGATTGGATGCAAGACTAAGACTAAAGACAAAGACTTCCGTTATGAAGGACAACCACCTACCTGTCTCTTTGGACAGCATTTGTTTCCCGCCACTGGAAAACGAGTCGTTATCACTGAAGGGGAACTCGATGCAGCTTCATGTAGTGAGGCTATGCCGGGGTGGCCGATGGTATCTCTACCTAGCGGTGCCGCTGCGGCCAAGAAGTCGATACAACGGGCTATCCCCTGGCTCCAGGGTTACGAGGAGATTGTCCTGTTCTTCGACAATGACGAGGCTGGCCGTAAGGCAACGGAGGAAGCAGCAAGCGTATTACCACCTGGCAAGTGCAAGATTGCATCGCTCCAAGGTGATTACAAAGATGCGTCAGACGCCCTCTCTACCAATGACTCTCAGTCGGTTCGTGAAGCTATTTGGAACGCGAAACCTTACCGTCCAGATGGGATCGTTGACGGGAAGTCCCTCCTAGAACTTGTAACCACACCGACGCCACCATCAGATCATGACTACCCATTTGAAGGTTTACAACAAAAGCTTCACGGGATCAGGTATGGAGAACTTGTCACGATCACTGCTGGATCTGGCATCGGGAAATCTTCCTTCTGCCGTGAACTTGCAACTAACCTTCTTAGTAGAGGAGAACGGGTCGGTTACTTGGCACTTGAAGAATCCAACCGTCGTACAGCTCTCGGACTAATGTCCGCTGCTGTTGGTAAATCATTACACATAGGAGAACATGACCGATCTAGCCTCACCGAAGCTTATCAAGCGACTCTTGCTAACTGGAATCTTTTTCTTTTCGACGGCTTCGGTTCTTTTGATCCTGATCTCATCTACAACCGAATTGAGTACCTGGCAACAGGTCTTGATACGCGGGTCATCTTTCTAGATCACCTATCAATCCTTCTTAGTGGTCTTGATGGCGATGAGCGGCGGATGATTGATACAACCATGACACGTCTGCGTTCACTTGTAGAGCGCACTGGTGTTGCAATGTTCCTCGTCTCCCACCTCAGACGTACTACACAAGACAAGAACCATGAAGAGGGAGCACGTGTTACACTTGGACAGTTGCGCGGAAGTGCAGCAATTGCACAACTTAGTGACGGAGTTATCGCACTCGAACGCGATCAGCAGAGTTCAGGCAAACAGTCTGATACAACTGTTAGAGTCCTCAAGAATCGCTATTCAGGCGAAGTTGGCGTCGCTTGCCGACTGACTTACGATCTATCCACCTGTAAATTCAATGAAAGCACAGCAACAGAAGACGACTTCGACCCAAGCACAGACTTTTGAATACAGCCGAGTGCTTCAATTCTCTACTGGTGAGATTAGCTATCGACGCATGGCACCTGATGGTTACCCTCTCTACATTGATCCCAACAATGACCCCTACTCCTATTTGAAGCGCCCTAACCCTCCTACACCTGAAGCAGTAGCCCGAGCACAATTTGTAGACAAGACTTATGTCTGGAAGGAACCTGGTAAGGAGACTAAACCTTCTTGAACTATTCATCTTCATCACCAACCTGTTTATTGTCGCTGGTGTAATCCGGCATTGGAATGACGCTTATCTTTGACTTAGAAACAAACGGACTTCTGTATGATGTTACCCGCATCCACTGTTTGGCTATCTACGATACGGAAGCTAAACAGATGCTTGTATACAACGACGAAGGTGATACTGAACCCCTTAGTCGCGGTATTCAACGCCTTGAAGATGCAAGTGAGATTGTGGGTCATAACATTATCAATTACGATATCCCTGTTATCCGCAAACTCTATCCTTGGTTTACCAATGTGGGTAGGGTTCTTGATACTCTGGTGCTTAGTCGCGTTTGTCACCCTGACATATTGAGTATTGACGGTAAACGTAAGTGGAAGAACATGCCATTGCAGCTTTATGGTAGGCATTCTTTGGAGTCTTATGGGTACCGCCTCGGTGAGTACAAGGGCTCATTCGGTAAGACATCAGACTGGAAAGAGTGGTCGCAGGAGATGCAAGACTACATGGTACAAGATGTTGTTGTTACTACGAAACTTTGGAAACACTTTCAACCGTACCTGAATGGATCTCGTTAGAGCATCAGGTCGCACAAATACTTACTGATCAGGAATTATATGGATGGTACTTTGATGAGGATGCTGCACGGGAACTTGCACAAACTCTCTATACTGAGCTTGAGACTCTTAAAACAGTACTACGAAACAGGTATCCTTACGTCGCAGGACGCGAGTTTACTCCGAAGCGAGTTAACCGATCCCTCGGATACGTCGAAGGAGCACCCTGTACAAAACTGATCGAGTTCTCTCCAACCAGTAGAGATCACATCGCATGGGTGATGGAGAAGCTACACGGTTGGGAACCTGACAAGAAGACAAAAGCTGGTAAGACGGCTATTGATGAGACAGTTCTCAAGGACATAGGCACAGAGGAATCTCTGCAGTTCTTTCGTTGCCTTGAGTTAACTAAACATCTCGGTATGGTGTCTGAAGGCAACAATGCCTGGCTTAAACTTGTAAGAAACAATCGACTACACCACCACTGCTCTGTAGCCACTAACACTTTTAGATGCGCTCACAGAAACCCAAACCTTGCACAGGTACCCAGTGATCTTGAATTTAGAAAACTATTCCGTGCTACTCCTGGGTATGTCATGGTTGGTGCTGATCTCGCAGGCATTGAATTACGAATGCTCGCACACTATCTGGCTCGATATGATGGAGGCAGGTACGGAGACGTACTTCTCAACGGTGATATACACCAAGAGAACGCCGACAAGATAGGCATATCGAGGCGGCTAGTCAAGACTGTAACGTATGCCTTTTTGTACGGAGCTGGCGATAAGAAGATAGGTCTAAGTTATGATCCACAACTTTCTGACAAAGATGCAACTGCAAAGGGTAAAGAGATCCGTCAAGCTTACATGGATGCAATTCCAGGACTTGAGAAACTGGTTACTGCGGTTAAGTCCAAGGCGGAATCTGGTTACATACAGTTGTGTGACGGTCGCCGCTGCCCTGTTGATGGTAGCCACAAAGCCCTTAACTACCTTCTCCAGGGGAGCGCGGGCTGCGTAGCAAAGCTATGGATGGTTCACACTCATAATGTAATCAAGCTCAACGAGATTGAAGCTCATCAACTAGCCTTTGTACACGACGAACTTCAATTCGAATGTATCCCAGAGTATGCCGACACGCTCCGATCAGCTCTTGAAATATCCTCTCTCACCGCTGGCGAGAGCTATGGTCTTAGAATCCCTATCGCAGCCGAATCTAAAGTCGGACAAACCTGGGCAGACGTTCACTAATCCACCACAATATAATGGCCGTAAAATCTAAAACAGCATTGGGACGTGTTCAATTCCAGTCCCGTGCAAAATTCAAACACACCCGTCAAGGTAATGGCACTCGTAGTCTTCCTTCGCATGGGCGTAAGCTCAAGCGAGGACAAGGTAAGTGAGTCTTCTCATTGATGCTGACTACATTGTCTATAAGTGCTGTGCAGCCAATGAAACAGAGATCGACTGGGGTAATGATGTTATCACCGTTACAAGTCGATTTTCTGAAGCCTACCAACATGTAGAGCGAGAGCTGTACAACATTGCTAACAACCTAGGATGCTTTGACGATTCTATTCTGTTCTTTTCTGATTCTATTAACTTTCGTAAATCTCTCGACCCAGACTATAAAGGACACCGAAACAGAAAGAAACCGTGTGGCTACAAACGGGTCATCAAAGCGCTTCAGGAGACGTTCCCGGTTATCATCATGCCGACGCTTGAAGCAGATGATGCCTTAGGTATCTACGCTACCAAAGAGTCTGGTCATATTATATGCAGTCCTGATAAGGATATGAGGCAGATACCTGGTCAACTCTATGACTTCAATGATGGAGTTGTTGAGATCACTAAAGAAGAAGGTGATCGGTGGCACCTAATACAAACCATGGCAGGAGACCAAACCGATGGTTACTCTGGTGTTCCTGGTATTGGTATCAAGAGAGCAGACGCCCTCCTTGAACAAAACGGATCTAATTGGCAGACAGTTGTAGATGCTTTTGCTGAGAAGGGTCTAGATGAAGATGCTGCGTTGCTCAATGCACGTCTTGCTAAAATCCTACAAGCAGAGAACTATGACTTTCTCAATGAACAAATCAAGTACTGGGTTCCCGCCTCCACCAGTGACAGAGCTAACAATGGAGCAACAGTTCAAGATGCGTCAGATTGAAGATGCACTTAACAGCTCTAAGGGGGAGATTGATGCTATCATTACTCTCTTCCTAGCTCTGCAGAAGCAGTGCTTCGTATTGGGCAACAACGTTTCTAATCTTGTTTCTAAATGGCCAATTCCACAAACACCACCGGACCAGAGTACTATCGACGAGGTAGTATCCAAGTTTGGGATTTCGTTAGAGACCAAGGACTAAACTTTCACCTTGGTAACGCAATTAAATACATCTGCAGAGCTGGCTATAAAGACAGCAAACGTGACGATCTTCGCAAAGCAATTCACTACCTCCAAAACGAACTAGAAAATGACATCCTCCACCCGTCAGCAGCAAGCCGTAGAATTCCGGAAAAGTTTCCGGGTGAGCAACAGTACTACGCCAGCTTCACGGACTTTGCAGAGGCGTTTGATCGTTGAAGAGTTTAAGGAGTTCCTTGATGCTGAAAATCAGCTGATCATGGGTCTTACCATTAACTCTGCTGACTGCCTAAAAGAACTAGCTGATCTGGTCTATGTGTGTTACCAGTACGCAGCTAACCTTGGATGGGATCTAGATGAAGCTCTGGATCGTGTTCACAAAAGTAACTTGTCTAAACTAGACGATAGCGGTAATCCTATCTACCGTGAAGATGGGAAGGTCTTGAAGGGACCGAACTATCAACCACCAAACCTTACTGATCTTGTTTGATAATGTCGAAACCACCTAAAGAACTTATTGCTCGTACTGGCCGTGTACAATCCTGGATTGATGACCCAACCTCTCGCTTGCCTGTCTCCTGTACCGTCTTCGTTGTGGAAGACACTATGGAAGGAGAAAATGGAATTGAAGCCAGTTGGCGTTTCGTCAGCCATGCACTCCGATACGGTGCAGGCGTTGCTGTCCACCTTAGCAAACTGCGACCCAAAGGAGCTGAGAATGGTAAAGGACTAGTTGCATCTGGACCTGTATCATTTGCTAAGATTTACTCTACACTTAATGAGATCCTCCGTCGTGGGGGTGTGTACAAAAATGGTGCTGTGGTGTGTCATCTCGATTTGAGCCACCCTGATGTACTTGAATTCATTACTGCTAGTCGCAGTGAACTGCCGTGGGTAAAGCGTTGTGTTAACATCAACGACCATTGGTGGAAAGAGACTAGCCAAGAAGTAAAGGATGCCCTCCTTGAAGGTATCAAGAAGGGTGACATTTGGCTTAACAAAACTAAGGTAGACAAAAATGGAAATCGAATCCGGGGTAACGTTTGCCTGGAGGTATACCTGCCCTCACGGGGTACCTGTCTACTTCAACATGTTAACCTCGGCGGATGTGAACTCGATGAAATTCGAGGTGCGTTTGTTCACGGAATGTCCGAACTGTGCTCACTTCACGGCAAAACAAATGTTGGAGAAAGCGGAGAATACCTCCCTTCAGAGACTGATCGCCAAGTCGGTCTCGGAATGCTGGGACTTGCCAACCTTCTCCGACAGCAAGGTGTAAGTTACAATGATTTCGGTCTTGCTCTTGAGGCATTGAATAGTGGCCGACCTTACCCTACTACTCCTGGCTATGTGATCGCCCAAGAGCTTCAGGCGGGCGTACAAGCCGCTGCAGAGGTAGCTAAGTACAATCGTATGGAACGTGCCTTTGCAATCGCTCCTACAGCCTCCTGCAGCTATCGTTACACTGATCTCGATGGGTACACCACCACCCCTGAGATCGCCCCTCCCATTGCCCGCCAAGTAGACCGCGATAGCGGAACCTTTGGCGTCCAGAGCTTCGACTACGGTCCTGTAGAGGTCGCGTCAGAAGTTGGCTGGGATGCATACAAGCGAGTAGTTGACGGTATCGTTCGACTTCTCGATAGCACTGGACTGTTGCATGGTTACTCATTCAACAGCTGGTCAGATGTGGTTACCTATGATGAGCAATTCATCGAAGATTGGTTGGCAAGTCCACAGACTTCTCTTTACTACAGTCTCCAAGTAATGGGTGACGTTCAAGACAAGTCTGATGCCTATGCCGCATTGGATGATGGTGACGTTACCGCATACCTGGAGTCTCTTCTTAATGATCCTGCTCCTGATTGTAATTGCGGCGAATGAACCCCTATCAAAAACTACTAGATCGTAAACGGAAGTGGTCTCCGGTACAGACCACAGCTGGGAAGCTTGCTGAAGGTGCGGAAGAAACAATCTACCGTGCCCTAGCTATTCGACATATGGAGCTTCCTGTCGGAGATTTTATTACTGATGCACTGAAGAATGAAGTTCCAAACTTGGCGAGGGATCTCCTTCAATCCAATATCAAGGACGAGGAAAATCACGACCTTGCACTCGGTTACATCGCCAACGCTATCGGCGTTGATGAAAAAGCTGAAGCTGAAGCGAAGCGTCTTAGGGACGCCTGGATTGCTCATCCAGATCACACAATCCTCAAAGCGTTGGTTGCCGAGCGTGCAATTTTCTTTGTGCTCCTCCCACTCTTCAGATTTAACGGTGATGCTGGTCTCCGAACAGTAAGCGCTGATATCTCTCGTGATGAACAAGTCCATGTGGCAGCGAATAGCCTGGTATGTACTGAGCTTGGTCTCAATTGGAGTCCTTCTCTCGATCGCCTCAGGAAGGCAACCATTAATTGGGTGCTTGAACCTCTAGGTAAAAATACCTCAAATAAATATTTAGACAAAAAATTTTGGCTGGATTCCAGCGACTCTTTGATGTATCAAGGTAAAGCACCTGAGCTTTCCGACACACGTCGAGCCAGAATGCCTGCTTTCTTCGAACATGCAAACCCCAATCTACCTCAATACGCTTGAGACACATGGTCTCCAGCTCAGCTCACTCATTGCTGAACTTAATGAGAACTTTCCACCAACCAATCCCCACCCGGATGATCCTACTAATCTCATAATGTACCGCTCTGGCCAACGTTCTGTGGTCGAGTGGATTAACCATCGTCTCACAGAAGAAAACAATGGCTCCTAAAAAGAAAAATCAACCAGCAAAAGTTCAAACTAATGCTGGTGTAAACCCAATGGGTGCACCTGCCAAGCAAGAGAAACCTACAGTACGTGAGGCTATTCGTTCTGCAGGCTCTGGTGGTATTACTAAGCAAGAGATCCAGCAAATCCAAAAGGATACTGGAACTTCTATGCAGAAGATTATCCAGCAATTGGATATAGTTAATAAAAACCTGAAAGAAGCAGAGAAGCAGACCATTGCTCTCAATTCTGGTGCAGCTAATATGCTCATCAAGGATGCAGGCAAAGCTACAACTTTTAACCAACCCAACTTTGGCACTGGTAATATTGGCCGAGCTTTGGCTGGAGCTATTGGTACCCCTGGCTCAGCTGGAGTGGTTGTTAAGGGTCAGCAAATGGGTGGATCTGCAGCTGTTCCAGGTACTGGGTTTATTCCTGGTGGTATGCAGATCCGTGGTGGTGGACGGCTTGCTGTTCGCCCTCAAACTATGGCTGCACCTACAGTTACCACAGATGCTACTACTACTACTACTACTCCAGGTTTAACTGAAGAGGAGATCCAAAAGCTGATTGATGAAGGCATCACAGCTGGCATCAATGATTACATGTCTGGTGTGGAGTCAGCATACAACCAAGATGACCAAGATTATCTTAATATGTTGAACAATCTGCCTAACATGTTTGCTCAGCAGATGCAGGGAATGTTTGACCCTCTTCAGCAGGCAATCAGTAGTCTCCAAACACAAGAACCAATGCGTCTCTATGGTGCTGGCCAAAACTATAATGTTGGTGGTATCAGGACTAACCCTCGTCGTCCACAAGGTCGCTCTGGATTCCTACGTGGTAACATGGGCATCGGTTCTAGTGCAGGTACTGGTCTTACCAGCGGTCTTAGTGGGCTTGCTGGAGCACTTGGTAGTCTTGGAGGACTTACTATCTAATGTCAGCTAAACAACGGTATGATTTCCTTACTGGTGACCGCAACCAATATCTCACCGTAGCTCGTAGAGCAGCGGACCTAACACTCCCATATGTCATTCGTGACGATGATGACTTCACTAAACAAGCACAACCTTTGCCATCTCCTTGGCAGTCAGTTGGTGCTAAAGGTGTAGTCACCCTTGCCTCTAAACTGATGCTTGCTTTGCTTCCTCCACAGACTAGCTTCTTTAAGCTACAAGTGGATGAGTCAATGCTTGGTCAGTATGATCCTGCTATTAAGTCTGAGCTTGACCTAGCTTTTGCTAAGGTTGAGAGGACAATCATGGAAGCTATTGCTTCTAGTGATGATCGTGTGATTGTACACCAAGCACTTAAGCATCTTGTCGTAGGAGGTAACGCACTTATCTTCATGGGTAAAGATGGACTCCGTTTGTATCCTCTTAATCGCTACGTTGTAGATCGAGATGGTGACGGCAATGTAATTGAAATTGTTACCAAAGAGAGAATCTCTAAAAAAGTACTAGGTGATCTGATTCCTCAAGAGCCAAAGCCTAACACTCCTGGCAATGATGAGGCAGATGCCTATCGTGATGAAGTAGATGTGTACACTCATGTAAAGCGAGACAACAATCGTTATGTCTGGCATCAAGAGGTGTACGATAAAATCCTTCCTAAGTCTTTTGGTAAAGCACCTATTGAAGCATCTCCTTGGATTGCACTTAGGTTTAATTCAGTTGATGGTGAAAGCTACGGACGGGGTAGAGTAGAAGAGTTTATGGGAGATCTTAAGTCTCTCGAAGCACTCACTCAGGCACTCGTAGAAGGCTCTGCAGCAGCCGCTAAGGTTGTCTTCGTAGTGTCACCCTCAAGCACGACTAAACCCGCCACCCTGGCCGCTGCAGGCAACGGTGCAATCGTTCAAGGACGCCCCGAAGATATCGGGGTTGTTCAAGTAGGTAAGACAGCTGACTTTAGGACTGCTTATGAAATGTCTGCTCAACTTGAGCGGCGTATCTCTGAAGCATTCCTAATCATGAATGTACGGAATAGCGAAAGAACTACAGCTGAAGAAGTTCGAATGACTCAACTCGAACTGGAAGCCCAACTTGGTGGTCTATTCTCCATGTTGACTGTTGACTTTCTTGTCCCTTACCTCAATCGTAAGTTGGCAGTGTATCAAAAGACTGGGGACATTCCACGTATTCCTAAGGGAATCGTGCGTCCTACCATTGTTGCTGGTATTAATGCAATTGGTAGGGGACAGGATAGAGAAAGCCTCGGTGCTTTCCTGATGACCATTGCACAGACAATGGGACCACAGGCTATCCAAACTTATGTAAACCCTGAAGAGGTCATTAAGCGACTTGCTGCTGCACAAGGCATAGATGTCCTTAACCTTGTCCGTAGTATGCAAGAAGTACAAGCTGAACAAGCAGCTGCTATGCAACAACAGCAACAGCTAGAGTTGACTAAGCAGGCAGGTCAGCTTGCATCTGCTCCTATAAATGATCCTTCTAAGAATCCACAACTAAATGGACAACCAATCCCTCAAGCGGCAGCGCCGCAAGGCTGAGCCTGAAGTAATCGAGACCACTGAGCCTACAGCACCTGAGCCTACTGTTAATAAGTATGCTCCTAAAGCTAAGATTGGTACACCTGTACTTGGTCGCAGCACTAGCTATGTAGAAAAAGTAGGTCTCGGTAATCTTAAAGTAATCCACGCCACCTCTTATGACGACACTAACGTACAACCCGAATGAAGCACCAGAAGGTGAACTGACTGCTGAAGAACAAGAGTCTTTGGCTATTGGTGAGAAAGCACTTGCTGAACAGGAAGCACTTCTTGCTGGTAAGTTTCGTGATGCTGAAGAACTAGAGCAAGCTTACATTGAGCTGCAAAAGAAGTTCAGCTCACGTAACACTGATGAAGAAGAACCTGAGCAGCAAGAAGAGGCTGAAGAAGTAGAGGAAGAAGATTCTGAATCTACTAACATTCTGGAAGCTCTTTGGGAAGAAGGTCTGCAAGGTAAGTTTAGTGAAGACACCCTTAGGGAGTTGTCTAATCTAAGCTCCGCTGATCTTGCTAAGTTGTACCTTGAGTACCGTGCTGAGGCTGAGCGTGGTAATGCTTCTAAAGAAGTAGACATCACAGATTCCGACTTGTCTGATCTACGTGGTATTGCTGGTGGCGATGATGAGTATGGCTCTATGATGCGATGGGCTGCTGATAATCTAACTCAAAAAGAAATTGATCGCTATGATTCAGTAATGGATACTGGCGATAAGAATGCTATGACATTTGCTGTTGAAGCATTGTTCAGTCGTTATCAAGATGCAGTTGGCGTAGATGGTCAGCTGTTGACTGGTAAAGCTGCTTCTAGTACAAAGGATGTATTCCGCTCTCAAGCTGAGGTTGTTCGTGCTATGAGCGACCCTCGTTATGATACAGACCCTGCATATCGACAGGATGTGTTTGCTAAACTTGAGAGGTCTAATCTTGATTATTAACCTCAATCAAACTAATGAAAGCTCTAAAACGACCAAAGTCTAAAACAGCTTCTAGCGGTTCAAGAAATCGCATGTATATTGGTAATGCCAGTCCTCCGATTAGTGGACCTAATCTACCAATTGGTAATGCCAGTCCTCCGATTAGTGGACCTAATCTACCAATCAAGGATATTAAACTTCCGATTAGTGGACCTAATTTTCCAATTAGTAGTACGGTGCCTAAGCAAGCCACTACTACCAAATCTAGTCCTGTTTCACGAAAAACACCAACTACCACTAAAGTTAAAAAGAAGCGTGTCTAACTGACAATTTATCGTTAATGAATACCACCAACATCTTTGCTAAAGAACCACCCATGTACACCGATAAAGACTACACTGTTCCTCACAATGAACGAGCCGAACTTCTCAATGGTCGCTTGGCTATGCTTGGCGTTATTGCAGCTATCGGCGCTTACGTTACTACTGGTCAACTGATCCCTGGAGTATTCTAATGCCTCTCAAGAAAGGCTCATCTGATAAGACCGTCTCTGCTAACATCCGCAAGATGAAGTCAGAAGGTTATCCTCAGAAGCAAGCTGTTGCTGCTGCGCTTAGCAGTGCAGGTAAGTCAAAACCTAAGAAGAAAAAGTAATGGCTAAGCCTGGACTATACGCAAACATCCATGCCAAGCGTGAACGGATCGCTAAAGGTAGTGGAGAAAAGATGCGTAAACCTGGTGCTAAAGGAGCACCCACCGCAGCTCAATTCAAACAAGCTGCTAAGACTGCTAAGAAAAAGTAATCCTTAAGTATTGGCAGATCCGCTAATACTGCGCGTGTATTGGCGGATTAGGAGGAGTAATCAATATTAAAGTTCTTCGCTTTATTATTATGATTCCTATTCTAACTACTCTGTCAGTCATTAGTTCTTGGTATGGTCCTGGATTCCACGGTAACCTTACCGCTAATGGTGAACGGTTTAATCAACAATCCCTTACTGCAGCGCACAAGACACTCCCCTTCGGAACACGACTTAGAGTTTGTTTCCAGAGGTGTGCCATTGTGAGGGTAAATGATCGTGGTCCTTATGCTTATAACAGAGGATTAGATCTCAGTAAAGGTGCGGCTGATGCAATCGGTCTCACTGGCTCTGGAGTTGGACGGGTAAAAGTAACTCGACTAAACTAACTTCAATCATGACTGCTACACTCGCAGCCCCTAAGTCCCAGGTTAATCCTTGGGACTCTTTTTGTAATTGGGTCACTTCGACCGACAACCGTCTTTATGTAGGCTGGTTTGGGACACTGATGGTTCCTTGTCTCCTTGCAGCCACCATCTGCTTTATCATTGCATTCGTTGCGGCTCCACCAGTTGACATTGATGGCATCCGCGAACCTGTAGCCGGAAGTCTTCTTTATGGAAACAACATCATATCGGGAGCCGTCGTTCCGAGCAGCAATGCCATCGGACTACACTTCTACCCAATTTGGGAAGCTAATTCACTTGATGAATGGCTCTACAACGGGGGTCCATTCCAACTTACAGTATTCCACTTCCTCATTGGCATCTATGCTTACATGGGACGAGAGTGGGAACTTAGCTATCGACTAGGAATGAGGCCGTGGATTTGTGTTGCATACTCAGCTCCTGTTGCCGCAGCATCGGCAGTCTTTCTTGTCTATCCATTCGGGCAAGGTTCTTTCTCTGATGCCATGCCGTTGGGTATTAGCGGTACGTTCAACTACATGCTGGTGTTCCAAGCCGAACATAACATTCTCATGCACCCCTTCCATATGTTGGGTGTCGCTGGGGTTTTCGGTGGTTCACTATTCAGTGCAATGCACGGTTCGCTCGTTACGTCCTCGCTTGTTCGTGAAACGACTGAACAAGAAAGTCAGAACTATGGTTACAAGTTTGGACAGGAAGAAGAGACTTACAACATTGTTGCAGCCCATGGATACTTTGGACGTTTGATCTTTCAGTATGCTTCGTTCAACAACTCTCGTTCGCTACACTTCTTCCTTGCTGCTTGGCCTGTTGTCGGTATCTGGTTTGCTGCCTTGGGCGTTTCAACAATGGCGTTCAACCTCAATGGTTTCAACTTCAATCAATCCCTCATCTCGTCTGACGGGAAAGTAATCAATACCTGGGCTGATATCCTTAACCGAGCTGGTCTTGGATTTGAGGTGATGCACGAGCGTTTTGTGAACGCATGGCGCTCGTTAAATCGGATGAATTGCTGGAACTCTCTCGTAGACAATCAGCAGCCAAGCCTTACAAGCGTGTAAGGAAGGTTCAGAGACTAGGTGGTTTGCGGCGCTCCGCATGTAATACACCATTAGCGTCCGACACCCTAATGGGTGATGATATAGTCCTTGCCACTGGCGACAGTGGGTTTCAAGAATGCTCACAACTTCCCTCTTGACCTTGCCAGTGCTGAAACCACTCCCGTGGCACTGGTAGCCCCTTCTATTGGATAACAATGGCAAAAGCTAATCCCTTTGATCCGAAGGTCTCTTCGGTAACGGTTCAGTATGTAACTCCTACTGCTGATAGCCGTGCGTTTATTTCTGCTTATGGTGAAGCTGCACAAACCTTGACTGAACTGAGCCCGAAAGGTGTAAAAGTTCAAGCTGGTGGTGCTGCTTGGCCGTGATAGTTCCCGCTAACTCGGGCTGAAATCCACAGTAATGTGGTTGGAGTCAGGCACCTCAGAGTCGGACCTGGCTCCTATTGGTATGAATCTGCTACGGCGGGCACCTCATGCCATGACGGTCTGGAGAGACAGACAACAATGACTAATATTTGAATGCACATGTCTATTCATGTGAATTCCTAAGCGCTTAGGGAGACTGTACACAACAACTCTCTCTTTACTAATCGTGGCTAACACTCTTGTGACTCCGGTCGGTCGTATTAATAATACGTCTTCGACCCCTCTTGCTCTTGGTACTGCTTATGATACCAAGTACGCAACCTATCTGAAACTGTTTACTGGTGAGATGATGAAAGCGTATGAAAGCGCTTGCATCGCAAAAGGAACTGTGATGAGCCGTTCACTTCGTGGCGGTAAGTCTGCTCAGTTCATCTTCACTGGCCGTATGACGGCGGCATATCACGAGCCCGGCACTCCTATCCTGGGTACTAATAACCCTCCGGTGGCTGAGAAGACCATCGTGATGGATGACCTTCTGGTGTCGTCTGCTTTCGTGTATGATCTCGATGAGACTCTTGCACATTATAGTCTGCGTTCTGAGATCTCTGCTAAGATCGGTCATGCTTTGGCCGAAGCTTATGATAAGAAGATCTTCCGTCAGATCGCTAAGGCTGCTCGTGAAGCTCATCCTATCACTGCTGCTCCTGGTCCTGAGCCCGGCGGTAGCATCATCCAACTTGGTGTTACCAAGGAATATGATGCACAAGCTCTCGTTGATGCTTTCTTCGAGGCTGCTTCCATCATGGACGAAAAGAACCTGCCCAAGCAAGGTCGTACCGCTGTGCTGTCTCCTCGTCAGTACTACGCACTCGTGTCTCAGGTTGATACTAACATCCTGAACCGCGACTACGGTAACACTTCCGGTAACCTGACTTCCGGCGAAGGTCTCTATGAGATCGCCGGTATCAGCATCCGTCGCTCCAACAACCTGCCCTTCCTGGCTGGTAATATCTCTGCCGTTAACGGTGAGAACAACAACTACGCTGGTGACTTCTCTACCAGCTGCGGTCTGATCTATCAAAAGGATGCCGTGGGTGTTGTGGAGGCTATCGGTCCTCAAGTGCAGACCACTGGTTCTGATGTTCGCACCATGTATCAAGGTGACATCATCGTTGGTCGTCTGGCCATGGGTGCTGGTACTCTGAACCCTGCTGCTGCTATCGAACTGCAGTCGGCTCGTTCCTGATAACTAGAGGTAATATCCGATGGCTGCTCAAGCTTTTGACGGCGTTGGAGTTACCACTAGTGCAACTTACTACCCTCGCCCTCCGATTGAACCCGGACGTGAGGGTGGTACAGTTGTTAGTGTGACTCGACTGACTGCTGGTACTGGTCAAACGGCTGGTACTGGTAAAGCCACCACTGCTGATAATATCAACGGTAGTGGTTGTACTATCACGACTACTGTAACTGATGGTGCTGTCACTGGACAGACCGTTGCAGTTGGTGGTGATGGTTATCGTGCTGGTGACGTGCTGAGCGTTGCTGGTACTACCAGTGCAACCTTCCGTGTTGACACTGTTTCTTATACCAACTGAGGTAACCAATGGCTAATCTTTCTGTTGCCGCTGGTGATAACGGTGTGGCTGGTGTTGCTAACTTTGCAACCCGCACCGTCACTGGCGCTTACGGTACTGCTTATACCGACAATGGCAACCTGGCTGTCTCTGACAACCATGCTGTTCGTCGTGCTGTAGCACGTACTAGCAAGTCTGCTCCTACGACCGCCTCTAAGGTGTTCTCGGAGACTCAAGGACTTCGTACTGCATACGTTGGTGTTGAGGCTGATTCTCCAGCCCTTGACGCTAGCCGTACTGCCTGATTTACTTGGGGGATCTTAATGGTCCCCCTTTTTATTAACGCTTAAATAACACTATTGTTATGCCATTTCCTACAACTGGCTCTAAGACTGAGCTGCAAGCTATCAATCAAATTTTGGCGTCAGTTGGTCAAGCGCCTGCCACCACCCTGGAGACTGAAACCGTCACTACTGCTGATGGTTCGACCGTTACCGTAGTAACCAATCCGGACATTGCGATTGCTTATGATACACTGTTTGAGGTATCTAGGGAAGTGCAGGCTGAAGGATGGACATTTAACGTAGAGTATGATTACCTACTCCAACCTGAAGCTGTTACTAAGTACATTCCATTTCCAATTAATGCGCTACAGGTTGACCTCTCAAATAACCCTAGCCTTACTGGATATGCTTATGTAGATCTAGTTAGACAAAATGGTAGGCTTTATGATCGCCTTCACCATACTGATCAGTGGGATGAACCCATCTACTGTGACATTACCTGGCTACGTCCATGGTCTGATATCCCACCTGTTATTCAAGACTACATCACTTCACGTGCTGCTACAGTCGTCTCCAGTCGTATTGTAGGAGATAGTACGCAGTACCAGATGCTTCAACAGAAAGAAGCGTTCTGTAGGGCTATGGCACTTGAATATGAATGCAATCAAGGAGACTACTCCTACTTCGGTAAACCAAGGGAAGGTTCTGCTTATCAGTCATTCCAACCCTTTAAAGCACTCCAGAGGTGGTAATGGCTGCAATTACTCAACAGATTCCTACATTTCTTGGTGGTGTTAGTACTCAGCAAGATAACAAAAAATCTCCTGGTCAAGTATCAGAGATTGTCAATGGCTACCCTGACCCTACCTTTGGTCTTGTAAAAAGGAACGGTAGTCAATTCCTCACTACTCTTACCACTAGTGGCTTAGTAGAAGACGGTTATTGGTTTAACATTAACCGTGATGATGATGAAAGTTACATCGGTGTAGTTACTGCTGCTGGTGATATTAGGATCTGGAACATGATCCCTACACTAGTCGGTGGTCAATATGTCTGGACTGAAGCTACTGTTAGTGGTAAATCTAGTGCAGATGTAATTAGTTACCTCACTTCACCTGCTGGTACTAAAGCTATTGATAACATTCACAATGTTACCTACCTTGATCACACTTATTTGATCAATAAAACCAAGACTGTAGCTATGCAAGCTAGGACTGCATACACTCTTGGCACACGTGGTACTGTAGTTGTCTCCTTTATTGAGAAAGGTAATTATACAATTTACCTAAATGGTACAGCGTATACACATGCCATGGCTGCAGGTGATACGCTTGATCATGTCCTAACTACTTTAAAGACTGTCATTGACACAGCTGCTGCTGGTTATACAGTAACCAAATATGGTAGCTCACTTGAGATTACCAAAGCTACTGCATTTACTCTTGAGGTAAAAGGTGGCGACAGTGGCCTAGCCCTTACCTCCTATCAGGATGAGGTAACTAGTGCTAACCGCCTCTCAGCTACTACAGTAGATGGTCGTAGGGTAAAGATCATTAACCCTATTGATGAACGTAACTCTTACTTTGTTAAGTTTGTTGGTGTTGCTGGTGCTACTACTGGAGCTGGTACAGGTTACTGGGAAGAAGATTTAGGGTGGGATCTAGTTAACGGTACAAACTATCTGGCTAGTGCTGGCTTTAATGCTGAGACTATGCCGTATAAACTAGTTAACACTGGTCTCAATACCTTCTCTATTGCTAAGGAAACCTGGGCACCTAGGGCTACAGGTAATGACTATGGTAACCCACTGCCTTCCTTTGTTGGCCGTAGTATTAAATACGGTGTACTGAACAGTAACAGACTTGCATTCCTGTCTTCTGATTCAGTTGTTATGAGCGTTGCTAAAGATTTTAGTAACTTCTTTTATACCAGTGCTCAAACCATCACTGCAGCTGATCCAGTTGACGTTGATGTTTCTAGCTTCCGAGTAGGTTCTCTTCACTCTGCTGTATCTAGACCTCAGGGTTTGGTGATGTTTAGTCAGTTTGAACAATTCCTGCTTTATTCTGAGAGTGGTAACCTTACTCCATTTGACTCTATCGTTCGTACCATCGGTCAGTATGAAAGTGCTGCTGATGTAGAAGCCAAGGATATGGGCTCGTACGTGGCTTTCGTGTCTCGTACGCCC